AGGGTGGGCGGGTTCATGGCTGTTGGCTGGCGCCGTTGTTGTTGGCGCTGCTGCTGCGGTGGGTCTGCCAGGCGTGCATGTCGAGGTGGCGGGCGTTGGGTCCGCAGGGGCCGTTGGTGGCGCGGGCGGCGAGGCAGGTGCGCGCCCGGGGCGGCAGGACGTCGCGCACTTGTGGCGCGTTGCAGATGAGGTCGGGCCCGGTCTGTGGGCCTGTTGAGTGCAGGCAGAGGGCGCAGGCGCGCAGTGGGGTGACCCGGTGTGATGCCAGCATGGCCAGGGCCCAGATGCTGGCCTTTCCGGGTTGACGTGGGGTGTAAAGGATGGTTGGCATGGCTCAGGCTCCGAAGACGGCGCGGGCGATGTAGCCGGACACGCCGCCGACGAACAGGCAGAGGGCGCCGGAGATGACGAGCAGGCGCATCCAGCGGTTGAGTTCGCGGCGCTGGGCGGCGTTGCCGATGAAGGGGCGCACGTGGTGCTCGATGGCGCCGGGTGCGAAGTGGATGCCGGTGGCGGGGGCATCGGTTTGGGTGTTGATGCGGGTGGCTTCGCTGCGGGCGGCGCAGCCTGGGCCGTTGGTGCAGCGGCCGATGTCGTTGCAGCAGTTCATTGGCCGGCCCTCGCGCTGATGCGGCAGGGGTTGCCTTCGGTGTGGTCGAGGGCGCTCTGGATGGCGTCCCAGTCGTTGGCGAAGAGGCCGCTGTACTGGCGCGCGGGCAGGCCGCGGCGGCTGATGGTGATGGTGTAGGTCTTCACTGCGCGGTTCCTTCCGTGGTGGTGTTGGTGGTGGGTTGGTTTTGCTGGGCGAGCACGTAGGCCTTGACCTGGTCAGCGGGGTAGCGCTGCAGTCCGCCGATCTGCGCGGCGGCGGGGAACCCTGGCTTGTCTTTGAGGGAGACCAGCGCGGTGGATCCGCAGCGGAAGTAGCGGCGCAGGTGGGCGTTGGTCCATAGGGGGTCTGATAGGTCTGCGTTCTCTGGGGTCAGGCGCGGGTGCTTGGCTTTGGTGGTCATGGGGTGGCTTCCTCGGGGGTGTGGTGGGGTTGGGATCAGCGGCGCGTGACGCCGGGCTTGGCGAAGACCCAGCAATGGACGGTGCGGGCGACCTTGATGCCATCGGTGCCGAGGCGTTCTCTCAAGGCGCTTGAGACGCTTTTGACCTCGATGAACTTGCGGGTTTTGCTGTTGCGCAGCACCTTCTTGAGTTCTGCGAGCAGGGGAACCTGCTGCCGGTGGAAGGCGGCTTTCTCGACGTATTCGTTGAGGTTGACGGCGATGAGCTCTGGGTCGCAGCTGTGGTTGAGCAGCGGTGGCTGGCCCCCGGTGGCGGTGAGCGGGCCCATGGCGTCGAGGTAGTCGAAGGCTTCCCAGAACTGCACCACGAGGGGGTGGTCGTCGCTGATGGCGCGCTGGCGATCGCGGGCCATCTCCAGGATGAATGCGCGGGTGGCCTTGTATTGCGCGTCGCTGATGCGAATGACGCGGCGCAGGGCCTCCAGCAGGGCGAGCAGCTGGGCGTGGTTCTTGGCCAGGCGGTACTTGACGACGCCGTCTTGCTCCAGCAGCCACTTGATGTCGATCTCGGTCTGCTCGAACACGGTGGCGAGCACGTCGGCTTCGCGCTTGAGGGCTTCGAGCACGAAGCCGCTGACGTCGCGCACGGCGGCGCGCTCCAGGGCTTTGGCGTCTACGGCGTTCTCGGGGGTCTGGTGCTCGGTGGTGAAGAAGAGGTGGCAGATGCGTTCAAGGATGGCGGGTGACGCATCGACGGGGGCGTTCTGGCTGATGACGATGGACGCTCGGAACGGGGGGTCGTAGGTCTCATTGCCCGAGGTCTTCACACCGGTTGTGCGGATGGGCCCGCCGTTGTAGGCATCCTTGAATTCATCCCAATCGAAGGCTTTGGCGTGCGGCTGGCCGTCTTTGCCGGACCGGTCGGACTCGATCAGAACGACGGGCAGGTTGGACACCTGGGCGAACGTGCGCTGGCGGCCGGCGCTGGTGGCTTTGTTGGGGTCGAAGCCTTCGTATTCGCGCCCGAGCAGCTTCCAGAGGAACACCAGCAGGGTGGTCTTGCCGGCGCCGGGGGCGCCCACCACTTCCAGGAACGGGAAGCTCTTTTGCTCCTGGCGGATCTGCTCGGCGAACAGGCTCCCGAACCAGTACACCAGGGCCACGAATCCTTTGGCTCCGTAGGCGTTCCACAGGTGGCCGATCCATTCACGGTTTTGGGTTCCGGGGTCGGTGTTGATGTCCAGCTTGATGGAGCGCTGCAGGGTCTTGAGGCCGGTGCGCCCGAGTTCGAAATAGTCCTCGGCGTTGGTCTCGATCGCTTCACCGTCGTGGACGGCCAGGTCACCCAAAATCCACGCTTTGTGTTTGGCGCTGTAGCCGATGAAGTCGATGGTCTGCACCACGCGCGGCTGGTCGAGCTGGCGCTGCATGATCCGCTCCAGCTGGGCGGCGTTGCCGGTGAACATGGCGCCGGGGGCCATGTGCAGCAGCTGCTTTTTGAACTCGGCGGCGGCGACCAGCTGCCCGGCGGTGAAGGTGCTTTTGACTTCGGCGGCGTCGCTGGGGAAGGTGACGCGGAAGTAGTACCAGGCCTCCTGGGTGACCTCGTTGGCCTGGTAGTACAGCATCTGCGGGTTGCAGTTGCAGATGGGCTGCAGGGTGTGGGATTCGAGCAGCGCGGCGGTGCGCTTGGCGTCGTCGTCAAGCGGTTCGCGGTTGTTGTCCTTGATGTCCGCCTCGATCTGCAGGACGGTCTTGTTGTAGCGCTCGTAATCGAGCTTGAACCAGAACCAGCAGTTGTTGTGGACGAAGTCGAAGGTGTTCTGGCCGGTGTGGTTGTAGATCAGCAGGGCCTTGTCTTTGGCCGTGGCGGCGATGAGCAGGGCGCCCTGGTAGAGGTATTGCTCGCGGTGCTTTTCGGTCAGCTGGCCACGCTGGTGCAGGTCGTTCCAGTCGAGCTTGTTTTTGCCTTTGGGTGGCTGGGCGGCTTTGCACTCCCAGCCATCGGCGCGAGCTCGGGCCACGTGCTTGACGGTGAAGCTCTCGCCGGCCTTGCCGGTGTCGAGCGCCCAGACCAGCACCGGTTCATCAACGAGGTTGCCTTCGCGCTTGATCTGGGCGCGCAGCGCGGCCAGGGCGTGTTCGGGGTAGTTGTTGCAGCTCATGAGCGACGCGGCGGCGATGCCGGCGTGCGCGAGGGCGATGGCGTCGAAGATGCCTTCACACAGCCACAGTTCGGTGGGCGGCTTGGGGGCGTCGGCCGGGGCATCGGGCCGGGGAGCGGCGAAGCTGAGCGAGGGCAGGGCCCACCACTGGCCGGCGTAGCTGGCGCCGTACTTGAAGGTGGCTTTCTTGGCGCCGAAGCGGGCGGGTTTGTCGATCAGGCGTTGCCACCAGGTGTTGCCCACCGTGAAGCGCACGGTGGCGGTGGTGGCGCCGCGGCCGTGGTCGGCTTTGGCGTCGGTGTAGGTCTCCTGGGTGTAGAGGCCGTGGATCAGCGAGAGGTCGAACCCGCGGGCCATGCGCAGGTAAGCGTCAGCGGCGGCGTGGGGGTTGCGCTCGGCCTCGGGCTTGGCGTCTTCGGCCTTCTGGAAGCGGTCGGTCCAACTCTCGAAAAAGTCGGGGTACAGCTCTTTGGCGTGGTATTCGGCGCCGCACTTGTTGGTGCGCGCGCACTTGACCACCCAGGGGGTCGCGGCGTAGGTCCAGAGTTCTTTTTTGCCGCAGTTGGGGCACACGCCCTGGCGCAGGAACTTGCCGTCTGGGCTGGGCTTCATGCCGTAGTCGACCTGCAGCGCCTGGGCGATTTCTGTGAGTAGGTCAGTGGATCGTGTTGACATGGGGCGCGACGGGGTTTGTTGTGGTTGTGGCTTCGGTCTGCTGCATCGCCGCGCCGACGATCAGCTGGATGGAGGCAAGGGGGACGAACCGCAGGTCGCCGCCGGCGTGGCGGATGGCGACCAGGTGCGCGGTGCACAGGTCGACGTCGACATAGGCCGGCTGTGGCATCGACGCGGACATCAGCTCGGCACAAGCGGCGGCCACTGCGTGGCGGGCCTGCAGCGGCGTGGCGCCAGCGGCGACGACGCGGTCGAACAGCACCAGGTGGGCTGCGGTGGTCATGCGCTCAAGACCACCGTGATCGAGCAGGACCTGCAGGGCGAGTGACTGGAAGGAATCGGGGGATCGCACGATGGGCCGACCCTTCACAGCCGGGGCAGCAGCGGCTGCAGCTGCGCGAGCAGGCGGGTGGCCTGGGCGAGGGCGGCGGCTTGCTCATCGGTGCGATCAACCAGGAAGCGCTCCACCAGGTAGTGGATGGGTGACATGTCGCCGGTCTTGGCGATGTAGGCCTCAAGGCTGTCGACAGACAGGTGGCGCTGGCCGGTGCCGTTGATCTGGTTGCAGAGGTTGCCGGCGGGGATCTGCAGCTCGGCGGCCATGCGGCTCAGGCCGTGGCGGTAGATGCCGGTCTTGGCGACGTCGCGCAGGCTGTCGTGTCGGCGGCTGATGCCCTGGTCGATGGTCAAGGTGACCTGTCCGGGGGCGCCACTGATAACGGGTGAGAAATTCATTTATCAGTCCTTTTCAGTTCGGTCCAAAAAAATGGAGGCATGAACAGATCAATCAGCTTTCGAGGACTTGGGCGCGTTCAGCTCGGGGAACAGCCGGCGCCAGTTGGCGGGCTCGACGTCGCTCACAGAGCGCAGCACGTTGCCCTTGGCCAGGGCCAGTTCCATGAGGCGGTTGGTGGGGATGCCGGCGGTGCGCCAACGCATCACGGCCTGGGGGGTGATCTGGTCGTCGTTGCTCGCTTCGGCGATGAGGCGGGCGACGGCGGAAGGGCCACCAAGCGCATCGATCAACTGATCGGCGGTGGGGAGCGGGATGGGGGTGGTGGTCTTTTTCATGTCTGTAAGGATGGTTACAAGATTGCAATCCTAATTGCATGTAAGCGAACTTACAAGGCCTGCAACGCGATTTACAGAACACCGTTGTAAATTTGCTTACAGCATGGAAAAAAATATGGATACGTACTCAGCACGGTTGGCCTCGGCCATGAACGAGGCCGGCCTCGGCGAGCCAGGCGGGCAGTCACGCCTGGCCAAAGCGATCGGGTGCCGATCGCAGTCGATCAACCAGGCGTTGGGGGGCAGCGTGCTGGGCGCGATCTATCACGTGAGGGCCTGCATCCGGCTGGGTGTGATGCCGCTGTGGCTGGCCGAAGGGCGCGGCCCGAGGTACGACGCGGCCGGGCCCCGCGCAGCCATCCCTGGCGAAGACGAACCCGCGGTGCTGCACAGCGTCTGGCTGGCTCGCGCAGACAAGTCAGGCGAGGGCGTGGTGCGGCATGTGAACGACGTGCGAGGCCTCGACCTCAACCTGGCCGAGCAGGCCCTGGTGCTCAAGCTGCGGCGCAGCCAGCCCCTGTACCAGGCCATCACCACCCTGGTCGAACTGGCCGACGTCGGCCGCGCCTGACCCGAAATTCCCCGATCCGCACCGCCTTGGTGCGCCGGCGGCCCCTACCC